TCGGGAATGCTACTGTGAGTACGCATATGCTTAACTCACATCATTGTTATGAGGGCGATAACTCGCCCTCGATTAGTTTATGTATTAACCTAATACAACTCCAGTTAAAACAAGTGAAGATGAACCACTTGAAGTACCTGCTTTTGTTTCTAGTGTGTTGTCTGAAGAACCAGTACGTTTAATTGCTGTTCCCCAAATTGCACTTGCACCATCAGCACCTGCTGCCGCTGAACCACCAGCGTGGTCTGCGTCTGCTGAAGGTACGGTTGTTCCGTTACCATCAACCATTGCTGAAGATCCGTCTGTAGCCATAGCCGCTGTTGCGTCTGCAATTGCGATAAATCCGCCTGCGACACCTGCTGCTGGTATTCTACCTCTGAATACAAGTCTGTTTGTACCAGAACCTGATAGATACTGCATTTTCATGTCAGCGTCTTTTGCCATATCAGTTGGACCTAATATGTGCATTGATGTGTGTATTTTGTTTGAAATTGTGTTGTTGGCTGTCGCTGCAGCTGATGTTACTGTTACTGCTTCATCATATGTAAATACGATATCGAAGTCAGCAGAACCATCATGTGCATATGTACCGTCAGTCCAATCAACAGACATTACATTTGCAGCACCAAGAGTAGAGGATAGTCCACCTATCGCAACTAATATCTCGGAATCTGCGCTTGAATTGTCGTTCCCGCTAGCCGCTGTTCCTGCTTTAAGTTCCCAGCCTCTTGTTGTTGCCAGAGCGTCTTCTTTTTTGCCCCCTGCACCTTCAGCGCCGTCACCTTTCAGAAACTTTGGTCTACTATCTGCGGAAGTAGATTTTCCCCATAATCCCATTTTGTTTCTCCTTATTAATAAGTTTAAGTTATATAACTTTAACTATTTATAACCTATTTTCTTTAGATCGGCAATAGCTTGATTTGCTGATCTATATTTAATTGGAATACCTTTATTTCGTTTCCATTCTTTCACATTACGCCCATAATCATCAATTAATACATTACCATTTGCATATACTCTTTTTTCTGATCTACGAACTAAATGTATTTTACTTGCGTCATTTAATTTAAGATTTCTCTTTATCCACAACTGTTTTCCTTTAATACTATTTTTATCATATGGTGTATATGCTGATAAAATGTGAGGATTAAATTTACGAATAAAGAACCAAAGTTTTTGTCCGTCTTTTATCCAAGGTAGAGTAGGCCAAAACATAGGGTAGTTACGAATAGGCTCCCACTTTGCGTCAGTAAGTGGTGCATTTAACCAATCGTCAACATCTGAATACCCTGCGGTCTGCATAGGACCAGGCATACTAGGATCTTTAGACTTTAGTTTAAACATATTAGTTATGCCTTGTCTAAAGTCACATAAGACACCATCCATATCACAGTAAATAGTAGGGAGACTATCTGCTTCTTGGATTAGTGTGATCCCTCGAATAGTCTCCGCCAAAGCGGAGTATTGCATAATTAATCTATTGCTTTACTAATTGCTTTTCTTCTTTTGTGTAAAAATCTATCGCTATCATCAACATCACCATCGTTATCAATGTCTTTGTCTTTTCTATCTTTAAATTTCTTTTTTACTGCAACTGGATTAACTTTATCAAGTTTATCTTCTTCTTTTTTAACATCATAATGTTTACCTGCAACTGTAAAAGTTTTTTCACCTTTTTCTTTTGCTGCCATAAGTGCCTTTGTAAAAGCATTACCTTCTTCTTTTTCTTTATCTTCATCATCATGATGTTTTGCTTCTGGTATATTGTAAAACATATCTTTAATTGTATCAACTAAAGATTTTACTTTACCTGCTTTTGCTTTTTCTATTTCAGCATTTAGGTCTTCACCATGAACTTTTACAGCACCTGTTTCACCTTTAGCGTCTTTTTTGTTTTTATCTCTCATGTCTGCAGCGTCATCTTCATTCTTTGGTTTCTTACCTTTTTTCTTCATGTCGATAGCGATTGCAGCCTGCTGTGCAGGATTCATTGCTTCTTGATTATCTTGTTGTTCTTTTGCTTGAACCGCAGCACTTGATTGTACTTCTGGTTTCTCGCCTACTACAGCGTTTTGTTTATCAGTAATATCTTGTACTACTGCGGCTAGTGATCCTTTCTTTGGTTCTCCAAAGTAAGTAGGATTCCAACCTAATGTTTTTTTGTTAGTCATTTTAGTCTCCCTTAAAATTTAATTTTGCCTCTTTTAGGCGCTATCTTTAATTTATATCTTACCATATCCACAACTTCTGGTGGCATGAAATAATTTAACATGTTAGCGATACTATCTTTTTCTTTTCTAGTACCTCTCATCATTTTTTCTATTCTGTCTATCACTTTAGGATCAACAGAAGCAAACTTGCCTTTTTTTTGTTCACTTAATTCTTTATTATCATCAGCGAATATATCAATGTATGGTATAAAGTCTTCTGGTATCTGACTAAATTTCATACCATGATTTACTACTAGACTTGCTCTTGCACCTGATGATAAAATAGGTATATCTGCTTTTGCAAGTTTTAATAAATTTGCTTTTGGGAATCTTCTCATCATTTTTCTTAACTGTGCAAATCTTTCAGGTCTAACAGATTTTTCTTTACCTCTTAAACCTTCATACTCTTTTTTCAGTCTATCAATCTGTGAAGATGTAAATTCTTCTAAATCAGTTTCATCTTCAATATCTTTCTGTAATTGTTTGGCCTGTTTATCATGTGCCTTTACAGATTTCTTTAATTGTTTGATTATAGGCTTAATTGTTTCTTTATCCTTATCATCTAGTGCTTCTTCATCCTTAATACCATCAATCTGTTTTTTAAGGTCAGCAATTCTTCTTGCTTTATCAAGTTTATCTTGTGCCTTTTGAACAGGATCAGTTTCTTGCTCTTTTATTTTATTCATTTCAGCAAGAATTTCTGCCATTGATTTATTATACTTCATTTTTCTCTCCGTGTACTATTTATACTAATTGTCAACTGGAGCATTGGCACGCCATTGATAACATGACCAGTATCTTGCTTTTGTCTTTGGTCCTGGATTATCACAATTATGTCTTGCTCTAAATGATTTACGTCTGGCAGGATCGTCTCTCTTAATAGACAAACCTGTCGTATCACCAAACGATACCTTCTTGACTTTATCGCCGTCTTTTACATATACATAAAATTTCTTTGAACCGCCACGAATAGGATCGTTTAGTTTTACTTTTTTACCTTGATATTCTGCTTCTGTAATAGGTAAGTCTTTAAACTGCTCTTCACAGATAGCGTCTATTTGTTCAACTTCTTTCATTGTTTTCATATTACTTACCTCTTACTTTCGCTGCTAAATCTTTATCTGCTTTACCCCAAGTACCACTTGATTTAGTGACAAAGCTATTAACCCTTGCCATACCCCATTGTTGTGGTGTAGTGCCTGGTCTATGACCTGTTCGCCATGCAGCCATACCTCTATTATAAACTTTCATCAATATACCATATGGCATACCAGATTTTGCTGCTTTCTTTTTCACGCCTTCATTTTCTGATAACAATTCATCTAACATTTCAGATACAGTTTGATCTAGTTTAATTCTATAATCTGTACCATACTCATCTTTGTATTGCTCGATTGTTTCATCTAACTCTGACCATGATTTGATATCTTGTATTTCTTCTTTTACATCCTCGCCAAACTTTTTCTTAAAGGCAATTCTCACCTTTCTTTCTCATTCTTTCGCCACGCTTTCTTTTCATGTGAATATTGTGCCATAAACCTTTTTCTTCAATTGTATCTTCTTTGATAGGTTTCATTGAACCGGCACGCAACTTACTAAAGTTTTTCTTTAAAAATTTATCAGCCTTATTCTTATCAAGTGTTACAAATATTTCTTTTTCATCTTTATCCAAAACTCTATAATGCATTTTTTTTCTACCGCCAACATCTTTTTTCAACATAGAAACATACGGCTTGATACCTTCTTCAATATCAACTTCTTCAAACTTTTGAAACTTACGTTTACCAACTAATGTTCCATAGTCTCTCACTTGACCAGGTGTTTTAATATTAAATGTTCTCATAGTTTTGATCTGGTCTGCTTGATCTGGTCCTTGTGACCAAGTATCTACTCA